AACCACTCATCGCCAACATCGAACGAGCATGCTCGTCCGACGTCTGGTGTACGTACTGGCAGAAAAGGGACTAACAGGAAAACCTGTTAATACCTTATCACCACACTGGGCCATAGATTGAGTTGCCTTTGAACCTTCGGTAAAATACCGAAGGAGCATTGACCAACCGTCTATGGACTTAGTAATGCGGGGAGACTTAACGTCATAAACGCGGAATTGGACCTTTTGCAAGGAACGATTCCAACGCTTGATTTTGGGTCTCCGAGTGTCTGCTACCTCACGTAGACAAGGACATGCAAGATGCATGGTCTGGTCAGGAATATCACCGTACATACGGTGAAGTTCACTTACGATAAAATCGTAAGTCGTGAAGTAGCGCTTATCATAGAAGGAATTAGCATAGCTAATCCAACTAGTATAAGCTCCAGGGGATGGGGATGATGACAGAACTGTCCTAATACGGACAGGTGTGACGTTTCGGCCTTTGAAGGCATCGACGCCACATGACTCACGGAAGAGTCCTTCTGTGCAACTCTTATCACGGTTTACTTTTAAACCAAGTGATTCGAGTCGTTCGATCGCGTCCGCGGCGTTAGCCGTTGGGACGATCACATCATCTCCGTACACGAGTACTCTCTCACGAGAGTACCTGTCGTTCATGCTGCCTGCAAGAATAGCCCAAGTCGTCAACGCCAATATAGGAAAGCATAAAGCTGACCCCATTGGTGCGAACTTCTTGAGAACTATCTTCTTGCCTGACGGCATGATGGTAGACAGACTCCTGCAGTTATCTAAGTAGTCAAAGACTCGCTTAGGGAACAGCAGGCGAACCAAACCAAGGGTAACACGATCACTTGCCTCATTGAGGTCAAGGGTCGCATACTTGCCAGAAGAAGAGCCCAGTAGGGCTCCTCTTTGGTTGGGACCTTGGTCAGTGAAGAATACATTCCATCGGGTGATGGGATGGTTCTCCACGTGTCTGACGATAGCCCTGCCTAATCCTTGTTGGACCCATTGAAAATCAACGGGTTCACATGAGATAAGGCGAGGGCCCCGGGAATCTTTTGGAACAAGGATAACCTTGGCCGAAGATTCATTCGATCGGATGGACCGTAAATGGTCCAACCTATCGCAAACGTGCCCGAGTGACGAGAAAAAGAACTCGTCAACAGGGTACACGCTAGCGATACGATCGGATATGTTGGTCCATAGATACTTATCCCAGAGTTTCTCCTTAGTGGAGACGACTCCGGGTCCGTGTCTAGGAACAATGTCCGATGGGTCGAACGTCGAGAAGACTCTATTTAAGAGTCGTCTAGCGTTCCGTACTGCTATATAGTCACGGGATCCAATAATGGACCGTGGCTGTATACGTGACGAATCGAACCACGACGTAACAACGTCAAGGTAAGATTCGACGTCAGATAATTCTTGTTCGGTCTTTTCGAACCGCTCAAGAACTATTCGTTCGGATCTGTCTGAGTTAGGTAGCTCGTACTTATACAATAAGTAAAGTACTTGCCGCAGAACTCCGACACTATCTGCACACGGCGCGTGAAGTGCCGTACCGTCATTAGACAGTACTCGACTAAAGAACTCACCCATAAACATGGGAAGTTCACTATTAAGTTGGGGTTTAAAGCCCAACTCAATAGCTGATAGTCGAGAACTGCTTGATAAAGCCCTATCAAGGGCTTTTCCTAGGCGGGGAAGGGTTTTCGTGAGAAAACCGCATCCTTCACTAAGGGCGCGAAGCCTTACTTTGTTAAGAGTAAGACGGAGCGCTTTAGCGTTAAACACTCCACCGTGCGTCTTGTGGACGTCGGTTAGAAGTGCAGCGATGAGTTCTAACAACTTATCTAGGCTCTTATCGGTATCCATAAGGTATACCTCCTAGAGCATGCACACACTAACCGATCATGCGAGTCGCACTCGTCACTACATTAAACATATGGCAAAGCCACAGTCTAAAGAGTTCGAATCGAGTATTGCTAACGGAAAACCACCAAGCAAAATGCGCTTAAACTGCGCATTGCGAAGTGACCCCAATAGCAATTCGAGTCGAGCCATGCAATCGGATGACAACTGGAGCAATACCGCGATCCTTCCATATCAACTTCTGGCGCCAGATTTTTCTAGCGTACAGGAGGAGAATAAGGAGAGATCGTATGGTTTTGTTCATTTGTATCCGCGCAAGTAGGTGAGTTTGATACTATAACTTGGGACCGAAAAGCCCCAAGTACAGTTTCAGCCTCAGATGTGACAGATATAAATCTGGCACAACCTACTACAACGAGTGAGAACAATAGGGCCAATGACAGAATCCACAAGTAAACTCGTGGTACGGTCAGAGGCCCTACTGTAACGCTCTTCTTAACCCGATGGATTTTAGAGTCCACCGGAGAGAAGAGCTGAAGCACCGGTACCAGTGCCATCGTAGAGGTGAGTGGACGTTCCTGCAGTATGCACGAACGACCCCAGCTCAGCGAGGACATTAGTAGCCTCAGTTATCGTACTCATCGCGCCAACAGGCACGTCAAGTACGATATACCCGGATATGGTGATAGGCGTCACGGCATCAACGCCCGAAATGACAGTCTTGTCAAATCGGACTTTGGACCGACGACGCATCTTCATACCCGTACCGATCTCTTGATGTTCAATCGAGAGACGGTGAGGTAAACTGGGAGTTTCCGTAATAACGGAAAACTCAGTTTTGCGGCCTTCAGTGAGTAGCCGGCTGAATTCAACTTCAGCCGCACTGGCGTTCTTCACTTCATTCGTATTAAGTGTGTTTGATAACATGCTTTTATGCGATTGCAGGACTTCCTGCGTTGTAACGGTAGGTCACCGTTTATGGCGCGGTTTTCTAGCAAACGCTAGAGCCGCACCCAGACTGACTTCGGAAGAAGACAGCCCGCTCAATTCAATTGAGCTGACTGACGGCATGAACTTACGCCTCTTGTAAGAGGTTTCTGTCCAAGCCATCGATGGTGTCCCGGTTGATCGGTATATTTCCCTAACATTCGGATCTATATCAACAGAAGTTGAAAAGTCAGAATGACAGGTACGTATACGCTTCACAGACCAGAGACACCGCTGTATGTTTATCAGGGGCTCTAGTAGAGATACTTTAAACTGATCAAGCCATCGGCCAACGCCGATTAGCCAGTCAATTGTAAAGCTCCAGGGTATCGCGTTCCAAAGTATGCGAGGGTTAAAATTAACCCCAAACATATCAAGGAGTGCGAGTAAGTGAGCATGCTCACGCTGGAAGGAATAGAACCAATAGTTATATTCCATTTCTACATGCAGTACCGTAGGATAATAATGAAACCGAAACCCCGTACGAGACTTGCCGATCGCGTCCAATGTAGTATTCATTGGAAGGTGATCGACAGTAATGTACGAAGGTTCAGGCACATTAAGATGTATCGTTCGATGAACGATACGGGTCCTACCCTCATTGTTGATTAGATGTCGAAACTTCTTTTCAACGGAGGCAAGTGAACGGTAAATACCATTCACGTCTGATATAGTGGGGCTAACATTAAACTTCCATTGAAGGAAGTTGTCGGCCCCAGTATGTAACCACTTACGAATGCCAAACAAAGAGAGGTCAGCTTTGGAAAGCTTACCAATCAAGTCGGACGTCTTCGTAATTGTACTCTTCAACGTAACGAAGTCTTTTAACTCGATTAACGAATTAACAAGACTCAATTCAGACTTAAGGATCGGTAGCATGGATGATACCAAGCTATCAATCTTCGTTTGAATTAATGGCGGGTCTGATAACAGATTACCGCTCGTGTTGGAGAGAAACGAATCGTGACCGGCCCAAACAAATGGGTCGAACGAATCGTCGTTACTACCGTACGTACCCCACCACGGGTTATTCACGATGTGAAAAACCACGAATGGTGACGGTATGTCACCCAACTCCGAAGAGGAGTAAACTACCATAGGAGAAGTAACTGGGAGATCCTTGACTACCTTGCGGTGGTCTAGATCGTTCCAAGAACCTCTCTCGGTAGGGGCTTGATCCGTTATTACGCTGTACTCCTTTGTATAGGAGCGTCGGCGCAACGACGTATCAAATGACGGGACCGAAGCAGGTAAGCCAGTATTTGAGAGGAAGCCGTGAGGCCACCACTCGGAACTGACATCACTAGTCGATCCCGGACTCATAACAGTACGTGTTCGGTATTTCATACAGGTGGAGTTGTTAATATAACAACGCTATGGTGTGCACAACAGGTGCA